CCAAGAAATGTACGAGAGGATCATCAATGGCAAATTCACCAGTAGACAAGAGCAAGTCGTTCGTCGAATCTGGAATGACACTCATAACGGATCCAGCGGCGGACAAATGGTTGAAGATGGCGTCTGATCGCCAGGAAAGAAAGAAGTTATCCAACTTCCTTAGTCAAGCGGAATGGGACGATGGTTTTTGTGGGAAGTGAGATAAATAGTCAATAAAACTGTCTACATGCCTGATTTCCAAACATTTAAGGATTTCAACCTCAACTTTAAACCTCATCCTGTAACTGAGGATTTACAAGTTGTGAAGGATAGTGCAGACATCAAACAGTCTATCAAGAGTCTTTTACTGACTAGAAGAGGCGAGAGACTATTTAATTCCGACTTGGGGACTAGTTTGAGTGATTTGTTATTCGAACCTTTGGATTTTGGTACAGCAAGTTTGATTCGTGATGAAATCTATGAAGTCATAGGGATTTACGAGTCTAGAATTGACATCATTGAATTGAATGTTGATATCAATGCTGATGATAACGGTTATGACATTCAGTTAGAGTATGTAATTCGTGGTAGAAGTGACTTACAAAACAACATCGAATTTTTCTTAGAGAGCTCTAGATAACCATGGCGTCATACGTACAAGTATCAAATTTAGACTTCCAGGAGATTAAGACTGCCCTTAAGGAATACTTGAGAGCACAGTCCGACTTCTCGTCGTATGATTTTGAAGGTTCAGCAATGAGCGTTCTGCTGGACACTCTTGCTTATAACACTTACTACACAGCGTTCAACACCAACATGGTGGTGAATGAGTTGTTTCTCGACTCAGCATCGCTCAGGGACAACGTTATTGCCCTTGCCAAGCAGTTAGGGTACAGACCTAAGTCAAAAGTCGCTCCAGAGGCACGTGTGACCTTTACAGCGTCATATCCTCAGACATCACCAGAAGTAGCTGTACTACAGAAGGGAACAGGTTTCACAACGGTGTTTAATGATACACTTTATTCCTATGTGACGATTGAAGACCAGTCGGTGCCTGTGGAAAACGGTGTTGCTTACTTTGATAACGTTCCCATCTACGAAGGAACCCTGATCACTAGCACATTTGTAGTTAATACTTCTCTACCTTCCCAAAGATTTATCATTCAAAACCAAGGTGTTGATACCAGTTCTGTAAGAGTCAAAGTATTTGAGAGTATTCAATCGACATTTCATGAGACTTATGACTATGCCGAGAACATTCTGGATGTAAATTCCACATCTACAGCGTTTTTCCTCGATGAAGTTGAAGATGAGCGTTATGAACTATTCTTTGGAGATGGAGTCTTAGGTAAGAAACTTGAGAATGGTAATAAGATTGAGGTTTCTTACATCGTAACTAACGGTCCTGAGACAAACGGAGCAAAGAGTTTTACGTTTAATGGTGTTATAACAGACAAGTTTAGCAATACTGGATTTGTATACAACATCGCTGTTGATTCATCAGCAACTGAAGCATCTAATGGTGGTGCTGATATTGAAAGCATCTCGAAGATCAAATTCAATGCTCCGAAGTATTTCAGCACTCAAGACCGTGCTGTTACTGCTACCGACTATGCTTCTATTGTAAGACAGATCTATCCTGCTATTTCTGACATCATTACTTTTGGTGGCGAAGAAGATTCTCCTCCAGAGTATGGTAAAGTCAAGATTGTAATCAAACCAGAATCGGCAAGTTTCCTATCTTCTACAACTAAGAAGAGTATTGTCGATCAAATGAAGAAGTATATGGTTGCTTCTGTTACTCCTGAGATTGTAGATCCTTCTATTCTATACATTGAAGCGACTTCAAGTATTTTCTATAGCACTTCAATCACTACACAGAAACCAGAAGAGATCAGGAACAAAGTTATTTCTGGCATCAATTCTTATCTGGCACAATCAACCGTAGAGAAATTTAACGGAAAATTCAGATTTAGTAAGTTTGTATCAACGATTGACAACTCAGATCGTTCAATTAACTCAAATGCTACTAGTATTATGATGAGGAAGGATTTCTATCCTCAGATTAATTCTACCTCATTTTATGAGGTTTGTTTCCAGAATGAATTTGATAAAGAATGTGACGGTCCAACTTTGATGTCTACAGGGTTCAAAGTCACCGAGTTCCCTTCATACACGGTGTATTTTGAAGATAGGGATGGTGTAATCGCCCTATATAGATTAGACAGTTTGACTGGTGAAAAAATCACACTAAATGATTCTATTGGTAGTGTAGATTATGTTAACGGTGAGATCATGCTTTTTGATCTAACTATCATTCAAGGTAGTTTCAGTGACAATAAAATTGAGATTCGTGTTAAACCTTTGTCAAATGATATCAATGCTTCTAGAGAACTCTATCTAGATGTTGATGTAACTAAGAGTAAATTCACGGTATACCCAGAGTAAGATTAGATGGCTCCTAAGAAGAGAAGGTTATCGTCCCTGATTGAGTCTCAACTCCCAGGGTTTATCCAATACGAGTATGAAAATTTTGGCAAGTTCGTAGAGAAATACTATGAGCAACAGGAGTCTGCTGGTCAACCATTAGATGTAATCTCTAACCTGAGTAGTTATAGAGATATCAATTTTTATGAAAAAAATCTTCTTTCACAACAATCTACTCTAGTATCTTCAATTACTGCTGATGCTACTACTTTCGAAGTAGAGAATGGGGATTCATTCCCTGAAGAAAACGGATATGTCCAGATTGGTGACGAGATTCTATTTTACCAATCAAGAAGTGGTAATGTATTTTCTGAAGTTTCTAGAGGTGTTAGTGGAAACACCACTTTAGGAGATCTATACACTAAATCAACATTTGTTACAACGGCAGCTGCTGCCCATTATCAGGGTAATGTTGTAAGAAATATTAGTAATCTATTTTTGTATGCTCTAGTCAAAGAGTTTGAAAAGACCTACCTGGCAGAGTTTCCAGAGGCATATCTAAAAGAAGATGTTGATAGAAGGTCTTTAATCAAGAACATTACTTCGTTCTATAAGACGAAGGGTACTGGCAAGTCTATCAAGTTCATCTTCAACTCGATTGTTAGTAAGGATTTTAATGATATCCCAGAGGTTATTAAACCAAAGGACTACACACTAAAGACTTCTGTATCTGATTGGACTAAAAACTATTCACTTAAGGTAAAGGTAAACAGTGGAGATGTTTTTAGTCTAATTGGTCAACGAATCACCCAAGAGATTGATGGGTATGATCGTGGGATCGAATTTGCCCAAGCAGTAGTAGATAACGTTATCTCTATTGGTAGTGATGGTCAAGAAGACTTGTATGAGGTTATTCTAGAACCATCTACTGTAAATGGCACTTTCCAAGTATCTGGAAGAAGTACAACTACGGTTTTATTAAGTTCTACTGCTACTACCGACGACAGAATTACTGTAAAATCAACCATGGGATTCCCGAAGACGGGAAAAATTTTGGTTGGCGACGAAATTATTACATATAAGGATAAGACGGTTAATCAGTTTATCATTGATCAACGTATTGGTCCTATCAGAAACCATAACTCAGGAAAAACTGTATATCGCTATTCTACTATTACTGGTAACGGAGTAAAACTCACAACTCTTGGTATTCTTTACAATATTCTTCCATCAAATTCTGCTCCATACTCTGTATCTGGAGATTCTGTTCAAGTTGGTGATGCTGGTTTTGAAACCAATGACCCTATCATTTTTGATATTGCCAATGATAAAAATAGATGGTTGATTAATGAAGATCCTGCTTCAAACACATCTCGTATTAAAAATACTCTAAAACCATGGGTATCTGATATTGGGGCAGTATTTGAAGATGATCAATACTATTACATTTGTTCTTCATCATATCCTTCTAGTGATATTTTGATTGACACTACATATGGTGTCAATCTATTAGATCAAAAACATTTAAAACTAATTCGTAAGCAACCTGTTACCACAACTGAGGTTTACGAGACATCAAATAGAGATGTTGGTATTTTTATTAATGGTGTTCCTGCTGTAGGATATAAGTCAGAAGAATTCGTCAAGTCTGGTGCTATCGAGTCAATCGAAGTTAATACCAGAGGATTCTCTTATGTTAACCCACCTTTTGTCCTTGTTAACGAAATGCCTAACAAGGCAAGATGTACACTAAATGGTGGTGTTGTTGGTGATATCGAAGTTCTCACCACAGAAAACTTTGATGATGATCCTACTATTAGACTCACTTCTGGTGAAGGAGCGATTCTAGAACCAGTTATTACTGCTGGTGCTATTACCAGTATGAATATTGTCAATGCTGGTAAGTATTACTCTTCTCCACCAGTCATTCGTATCGTAGACCAACTGGGTAAAGGTAATTTTGCTGAATTTGAAGCAATCCTTGATGCTAACGGAAGTATTAGTGAAGTAAAGAAAATTAGCGTAGGTAGATTCTACACTAGAGGATATACCACCGTTGTTGTAGAAGCTGTCGGTAAAAATGCTACCGCTACAGCAAAAATTAAGCGTTGGGTATTTAATAGATACTACCAAGTAAAAAATAATCTCGATAGTAGCAATGGTACAGTTCTTGCTAATTATAACCCGCTGAGAGATTATGGTTATGCTTATATTGCTAACCCTGTAGAAGCAAGAAAGAGAGCTTATCCTACTGTATCTGATTACAATACTAATGTAGCGAACGGGTCAGTACACTCCCCTATCATTGGTTATGCCTATGATGGTAACCCAATTTACGGTCCTTATGGTTTTACAGATCCTTATGATACTGGATCTGGAATTAGTAAGTTATCATCTGGATATGTCATAAATGGAACTAGACCTGACGGTCCAGATACTGGTAAATATCCTCTTGGTTCATTTATTGATGACTATCGCTGGGTTCCTAGTGTCAACTCTGGTAAAACAGAACTGGATCAAAACAATGGTAGATTCTGTGTAACACCAGAATATCCAGATGGTACATATGCTTACTTCATTACTGTTGATGCCAATGAAGTTCCTCAGTTCCCATATATTTTGGGCGTCAACTATTATTCACTGCCAGTAGATTCTAATTACAATTCAAATATTTCTCAAGACGATATTCCTCTTGGACTAAAGCAGTTGAGGTCTGGATTATCCGAAAGGAATGGTAGTGGATTTGCTGGACTGCTTCAAGATGTCAAATCTGGTAATGTTACTAGTGGTTATGTAGAATCTTCCACTAATAACTTCTCTCCTGGAAATAACGTATATCTAGACAATACAGCAACTGGAGGCAAAGATGCTGTTGTTACAGTAGATCAAGTTACTGGTAAAACGGTATCGAGTATTGAGTCTACTCAAACTAAGGCAACTCAGATTAAAATCCAAGAAAATGCTTATTTGTTTGAAGGGGATACTCTTACACAAGAAGCTGCTGATGGTACAATTGTTGCTACTGGAGATCTAATTGGTGATGTATTTAATATCAATGAGATGGTTGTTAGGAACGTAGTTGGATCTTTCAACTTAACTGATCCTATTGACTCCGAAACCCTAGTCGTGACCTTGGTTTTAGACTCAGACGCCAACTTTACTGCTGGCGCTACGATGAGATTGACTAATGATGACAATGAAGATCAAGCCACAGGCGAAATCCTAGAGAGCACAAGCAGACAGAACTCAGTTAAGATTAAAGTAACTAGTGTTGCTAACTTTTTTGTCACATCCGATTATTATCTAAGAAGTTCTAATCTTAGCGACAGTAACCGTGTAGAAATAGTTTCGGTAACTTCTCTAAGCACAGATCTAACTCCTTTCATTGTAAATGAAAACGTTGCTATTGCCACAACTACTGAAAATCATAATCTTGGTAAAGGCGATAAGGTAACTTTAGACATTCTTCCTAACGATGCTACAACTACTACAACATATTATGTAAGAAAGCGTTTATATCAATCTGCCGTTGCTCTACAACCCGAACATAATTCTGTTATTGTAGATGAAGGTATTGGTAGTGCTGATGTTCTCAACAGTGGTTTTGGTTATACTACAGACATTTACAACGATGTTGAACTAATTTTCCGTGATTCTTCTTTGGCAAGAACTGATATCGGTTTGCCTGGAGATTCTGGCAACGCCAAAGCAACTATTGATGTATCCAATCCTCAAGGTTTGGGTTCTGGTGGCGTTGCTAGTATTATCATTACCACAAAGGGTAAGGGATACAAAAAAGGCGACATCCTCACAGTTGCTGATGAAGATCTACAAAGATCAATAACCGAAGAGTCTCCACAGAGATTGATTTTAGAAGTGGATCACGTTGGATTTGCTTATGACAATACTGTCTTAAAACTGTCTAATGTCAATAACGTTTCCCAAGAGGATTTCTTGGTTATTGGACCTGAAATTGTAAAAGTTACTGGGGTTGATACAACTACAGATCAAGTAACCGTCGAAAGAGGTCAACAAGGAACAACAGCAATCAATCACTATAATGATGCTGCTGTGAGTCTTAAAGATGGATTCTATAGATTTGATGATAACTTCAGACCTTTTGGTGAAGATATAGCAAAACCATTCTTAATTGAATACGATAGTGTCACTCAGGACGTTGAAGTATCATATGATTACAATGCCAACCAACCTCAAGTTTTATCTAGCAGTTCTTCATTCTTTGATAGTAGTATTCCACAAAAACTAGTTCAATTCAGAACTGTTGAGGAAGAAACTTTCAAATTAGAGTTTTCTTCCAATAATGTAGATTTTAATATTAATCCTGTTCTGAATATTCAAAAGTATTACAAGTATATCTTTGATGTCAGTCACTTCTCTATGAGTGACACATACTTAGATTTCTCTTCTAGTGCTAACTATAATATTTTCACAGAAGAAAAAGAGACTAGTGGCATTGCTCCTGGTAATGCTGGATCCTTTGTTTCTATTAAATTAGGATTTGGACCTGCTATTGCTACTAACACATATCAAGAACGTAGAGCGATTAACTTCCAGAACTACTTCTACTTTATTAAGGTATCTCCAAATGTTGATACTGGTGGTTCTTATCTAAGAATTATTGATGACCCATTATCTGGTTTGAAAGAAGTCATTTATAATACCGACACCAAATTTGTATATTCTATCAACGAAACACCAGCATATGATGGTAGTGGAGATATTTCATATATCACAGATTCTCGCTTAGCAATTGGCAACGTACATTCAGTACGAGTTGTCAATACTGGTGAAGGATATAATTTAGTTCCTATTGTTTCTGGTGTTGTTCCGACTGCTGTAAATGAAGCAGCAGTAGAAGCTGTCTGGGATCCAGCAAGACAAGTTGTTACTGGATTTACAATTACAGATCAAGGTGACAACTACTCAAAACCTGTAATCATTTTAACAGATACTGATGGTCAAAGATATGAGTATGTTTGTGAGCAGTACAATGGAAAACTCAGTAAAGTTGAGGTATTAAAAGAAGGTAGTGGATTCACTTATCAACCAACAGCAAGGATTGTTGAATCGGATGTGAAGATTTATCTTGAGTCTACTAACATCGGTGTACCACAAAATGTCAAAATTAATAATCCTGGACGTGGATATAATAATGACGATTCTCTATTAGGATCATATAAGTCTCCCACCACATTCGTTTTACGTAATATTAGTGGCACATTTTTTGGTGGTGAGATAATTAGACAGTCGGGTTTACCTAACACTACAGCAATTGTTGCTAATAATGGTTTTAGAGAAGGAAGCAATCTACTGAGAGTAGTTAGCATTAATGGAGTTTTTGATACAGGTAGTACGATTGAGTCAGTTTTAGGTAATAGAACTGCTACTCTATATGCTCAGGTATCTACAGAGTTTGAACCTGATATTAGATCTTATGTAGATAATTTTGGATTCTATGGTTCTGATAGAGGAAAACTTAGCAACGCTAATCAGCGTCTACAAGATTCTTATTTCTATCAAGACTATTCTTATGTAATTAGATCCAAGACATCTATTACCGAATGGCGAGACTTAATTAAGAAAACAACTCACCCAGCTGGATTCCAGATGTTTGGTGAAATGGTTATTGAAAGTCAGGCTTCTTCTCCAATGCCTGTCAGTCAACCATCCCTTAACTATGTTAGCACGGTTGAACTACCACCTGTACAAATTACTTCTCTTTCTACCAAACAGTTAATTACACTTACTCAGTACAAACTAGAGCAACTCAAAGTAGAAGAAGGTCGTGGTTCTATTTCTATCGACACTTTCGATGCTACTGAGACGGTTACTTATAATGTAAGCCTTTCTCCTGCTTTTGATGGTACATTCGATCCATCGACAGGTAACTTGATTGGTAACACCGAGTTTACTCTAATTGACGAGAAGAATGGATTAGCACTACAACTTACTAAAGACGAGCAACTCATCTGTAGTTTAGATGGTATCTTCCAAGAACCAGGCAAAGCATTTACTATTTCTGGTAACAAAATTACTTTTGCCGAACCTCCTCTCGGTGCCCGTGTTGTAGAGGGTCAAGATGTTGACCCTGTTAAGTTCTATGGCAGAGCGATTAGATTCAAGGAGTCTGCTCTTAATGACAGATACTTCAGAAAGATTAAATCAATTGCTGATCAATTTGATGGTGTTAAGACAGACTTCTCTCTATATTGGGAAGATGGTACTGTTGTCAAAACAGATATTAGTGAGAATCTAATCGTTGGATTGAATGGTGTTATTCAGAAAGCAAGAACTACTGAAACCGAACCATTCGGTAATGCTTATTCTATTATTAGAGATGAAGATGATACCGTAGCAGATATCATTCGTTTTACAAAACCACCTATTGATAATGAAGATCTTTATGGACCCCCAGAAGAACTTCCAGAAATTCTTAAGAATTACGAGCAGTGCTTTATTTACAGTATTGGTAGTTATGAGCGTTTGAAGATTAACTCCGATTTGTATGAATATAGATTTGGTGGACCATACCTAATCCAGGATGAAGTAACTAATTCTGTAAGAAAAATTGATGATCCGAAGTATGCTTTGGTCTTTATTGATGGTGTTCTACAGAGAGATACTGATTCTTACACTATCGTCGGTCCAAATATTACTTTCACCAAACCACTACAGTTCTCCGAGAACTCTGCTGGTAATAGAGCAGTACAGGATGTTAACATCATTCTGATGTATGGTAGAGATGTAGCGAAGACTCTTACTTTCTACGATTTCGAACCATTTGCTTATAACAATACAATTTTTGTTACCTTTAGTGGAACTGGAATTGGTGACACCATGAGAGGTCAGTTAGACCAGTTTAGTGGAGAAAACTTCCATCTTAAGCAAGGTAATACTGTAATTGGCAAAGTACAAAACGTTACTAGAAAGACTGCTGATGAAGTTGTACTGACTATCAAGTCACCAGTCAATGTTGCTGTTGATGAAACCACTCCTTTTGATATTTGTGTTGTAGAAGATATGTACAACCCTGTTCCTATTACAGGAACATATACAACAACTGCCACCTATAAAGTTGATGACGAAGGATTACGTCTCCTAGAAAAAGATGTTCCTTCTTGGTTGTATGGTGTAGAAGGTGGAAATGCTGCTTGGGGCAACAGAAACTCCATGTTTGCTAACCTGCTGCCTGGAGATAAAATTCTTATTGATGGTGAAAGTGAATACCGTGAGATCGTAAGAACTCCTGATCAAGTATACACTAAATCTTTTGTTGCTGGTGATTACATTCAGAATGAGCACTATGCTAAGGTTCAAGCAACTAACTATGAGGGCGACACTGAAGGTGAAGGTCTGAGTGTTACTTGTAATGTAAATGCTTTCGGTGCTGTCACCACCCTTAATGTTGCTGACGTTGAATTTAACCAAAGAGATCTAACACTATACTTCGACGAAGGTATTCTTCTACAACCAACTGCTTATGAATACTTCACCACTCCTGAAGTTCACTTCATTCCTGTAGATGGTAATGGTGGTGGAGCAAAAGCCGAGGTCATCGCTTATGGTGGTCAGATTCTTGATGTTGTTTTAACTGAAGGTGGTAGTGGATATACCCAACCACCAAGAGTTGTTGTAGCAAGAAGATACAAGAGAATCAAAGAACTCAATCGTAAGATTGATACTCTAATTAGGATTAACGTTCAAACTGATATTGATTCCGTCTTCTCTATGATCGGTCAAACCGAGATTAGAATTGAAGGTGGTCCATTCAGTCCTCAAGCAATTAGTAGTATTGTTAGTTTTGGTGGATTTGATCCAGAACTGAATACTAATAGAGATATTACCCAAATTATTAATACTCTTCATGGTGAAGAACGTCAAGTCAGAATGACTGACGAGAAGTTCCCAACAGAAGCGAGAGTACAATCTCCTACTGTTCTTCTCGAAAACGTATTTACACTTGAACCAGATAGAATCCTTACTCAAGTTGTTGGTGGTGTTGTCGGATTTGAAGCCGTTGCTACTCTGGAGACTATTACTACAGAAGAAGTCAATAAGATCATTCAGATCCAGGCAAACAAAGCATTCCAACCAAAAGGAATTCCAACATCTGGTGGTCTTGGAACATTCGTTGATGCTCCTGTTTCTGAGACTTCTACTATCATCTATGCCGCCAACACTCAAGGATTCCCAGATACTCCTGCTAGAATTCTTGTTGGTGGCGAATACATTTATTATAGAAGAAAAGAAGATGATAGATTCCTTGATGTTATTAGAGGATATCTGGGTACTACCCCCACTGCTCACAACCCTGGTGATCTAATTCTATCTCAACCTGAATTTACTGTTCTTCTCTCTGGTGGTATTAATACTATCCTCAGTGAGGGTAGTGTTTCTCAACCAAATACCACTCACATCGAGAAAACTGCTGAGATTCAACCTATCATTGAACCAATTGATACTTTCACAGATATCAATCAAATTACACAAACTATTGATCTAGAAGAAGAAGTTATTCTAGAGCGTGTAGATAAGCAGATTACTATCATCCCACCAACTTCATATAATATTGTTACTGAACGACATGCCACCAGTTCTAGAGTATCCTTCAGCACTGCTGGTGTCACTGATGTAATTGATATCAATGGTGAAGTTGTAACCGCTGGTACTCAAGCAACTGAAATTCAGTTGACTCAAGAACAACAGATCGAAGTTGTTAATACATCAACAGTTTCTTCTGTTTCTATCGGCAGTGTTGCTGCTACAGCAACATCAACGTCACAAGTTGTTACTACATCACATAATAAGACTGTTACTACAAATCAAGTTCAGTTTGATGTAATTAATACATTATCTACTGTCTTTACTCAAATTGTTGAAAATCCTCAGACTAAAGTTGATACCATATCTTCTAACATAGTAACATTTACTAACCTCAACTTGAGCAGATCTGCCCTGAGAGAAATTCAAACTTCTACTCAACCGTTTGTTATGAACAGAGCGGTTGAACTTACGAATTCTGTACAAGACATTGATACTGAGTTCACCAGAATTTCTATGGTTCTTGGTGGTGTCAATGCTACCGCTTCTGGTGGCACTGAAATTGATTATCGTTATGCTGTTGTTGACTTCATTATTGAAGAATATGTACTTGAGACTTACATCGAGCAGAGAAATGGTAATAGAGTAACTCTTGCTGATCCATATAATGAAGTTATTCTTAGAAGTGGTTCTACCTTCTTGGTAGAGAACAGATCTCAAGCACAACCTTCTGGATTTGAAGATTATGAACTTGGCAATGCTGGTCTAACTCTTGGATCTTTCCAAGATAACGCTTTGATTGATTCTGGCATTTCTTCTGGATTGACATTACAAGATGTACATAGCATTTATCCTACACTAACAATTCGTGACTTCGAGTTCCGTCATAATTCTGCTTTACTAAACAATGGAGATAGATTTAATCTTGGAGTTCCTACTTATCAACAACCAATGTCTGAGGTTGTTAGTGGTATTAACCCCAATGGTGAAATGACACTAGATTCTAACGAATATTTCCCAACCTCTGGTCATATTTTAGTTAGAAACAATAGTGGACTATATATTGATACCTTGTCTGTAATCTCTTATACTGG